TCCGACCAAATCATAATCTTGGTCATTGACTTCTGTACCATTCAAGTACAAAAGCTCAGAGCCAGATACCAACTGGAATGTTGTCGGCGTGTAAGTGCTTGCGGCAGTCAATGTGGCAGTCCAACGGCTGAATGATGGGTATGTTGCACCTGATGCGCGATAGCGATAAACAGAATTTCCAGCGGTTGCAGTGAATGCCGCAGTAAAAACAATTTGCTTGGTTACATAATTGATTGTGGATACTGTGTATTGCGTTGGCGTTCCAGTATTGCTGAATGTTAATTTATCGCCAGCATTAATAATTTGATGCGGCAAGTTTGTATAGGTTAATGTTGTCGTTCCTGTTCCACTTGAATAGAGCAATCCCAAATCTTCATAAGTAACAGATGCCGCAACAGAACGCATAGAAACAATCGCAACAAATTCACCAACCACACAAGCAGTGTTCATGGTTACTGTTGTGCTTGATTCAGTGTATTCAGTTGTGTCCAGCAACACGCCATTGCGATAAACCAAATCTTGACCAGTGATGTATCCAGCTTGTCTTGCGGTCGGCGTAAATACTGTTTGTGCCGCTGTCGCCGTAAAGTCTTCGGATGTGTAATAAAAATTATCTGGCGGGATGATGCCAACCACTCGACCATAGATGTCAACCGTAAGAGATGCAACTGAACTGGTATAGGTTTGTGCGCCGCCAAAATTCAAAAATTGAGCCAAAGACCCAATCATTGTTCCATCAGGATTGTTGGCAATAGAAATTTGTCCTGAACCAACTGATGTTGTGCCTGTGCGCGTTAATTGACCCGTGCGAACATCAAGGTCAATGTAATTTGTTCCATCAGGCAATGCAGACCACAGCGAGTTATCAAATGTTGATACAGGAACATACGCCGCAGTTGATGAAGCATAAGCCGCTGGCGCAGTACCAAAGCTGAATTTTCTACCTGTGCGATTTATAAAACAAAGTTTATTTGCAGTGCCAAATGTTGGTTGCGCCAAATACCATGTGTAATTGGAAGCAACCGCGCTATATGTGCTTGATGTTGAGTTGTACAAGCCATAATAATTCTTGCTTGTAGGTGAAGATGAAATGTTTGTGCCAACAAGGTCATCACCATAAGCAACAACTACATATTGATTGGCATAAGTAAATGTCGTAGGTCGCCATTGAAACACTGCCGATGGTGAACTGTAAATGCTTGAACCAAGACCATTGACCATACGGGTGAAAAAGTACCAATTACCCGCTGGAATATCTTGCAAAGTGATGGTCAAATAAGTGCTTGGTGAATATGGGTTGCCATCAGACGCAATGGCAGATGTTCCAGCAAAGAATCTTTGTGCGGTGGTTGGGCTTGCATAAGCAGAATACCAACATTCAACATAATCCACAATGCCAGCGGTAGATGTCGTTATGTCAATAACAAATGATGGATTTGCCGCAGATGGATTACTTGCGGTTACAACTGGTGTTGGAATTGTTCCAAACGTCAAAGGTGAAGCCAAACCAGTGTTGGGTGATGGCGTGAATTGCGTGATGTTTTTATCATCATAGACCGCGCTGTTGTATTCAGTAAGCATCAGCGTTGCAGTGATTGACCCATCAGAGCCAAAATTCTCAGTCACTTTGGCAATGCGAAATAACTTAACAGACCAGCCATAATTTGTATTAGTCAGTGAAACAATATCGCCAGCTTCTAATTGCAAACCAACATAATCAATGGTTAACTGTATTTGCAAATCTTCACGGCAAGTTTCTAAGAAACGATTGGCAAGATACTGCGCTCGCACATCATTGTTGACCAGCGGCAAACTGATTGACTGTTTGTTAACTGGTTCATTTGGATAAAGCAATGATGGATTGGTAACGGCAAGATTAAATGTTGCTGAATTAAAACTGTCCTGCGCTGAACTGTCAGGAAATTTAACTTCAGCAATGTTAAATGATGAAGCAATATCCAAAGGCGTGACGTTGATAGAACCAATGACGTTACTGTCATCAAGTGGCAATACCACTGTGTAGGTTGGGCTTTGAACAACCACGCCCCATGTGTTTGTGATTTCGCTATATCGAAGCAAGCAATCACAGCAAGTCGCCATGTATTGCAAATTGGTCATGATGGGTTGCTGAGTATCCAAAACGCCATCAAAGCGGAATCTTTGTGGCAATGTGCTACTGCCGCTGGTGTAAGTTGTATATGTAAATGATTGATTGCAATAAGCGTTAAGTGCGGCAAGGCTGGTGCTGTTAATGTTTGCCGCAGGAATAGCCGCGCCATAGCGAGTGGAAAACAGGTAATCGCTAAAACAATCGCCCGGTGCATATCTGGAATTGGTAACTTGGAACTTAGTTTGTTGAATGCCTGTCAGGTTTGCGCTTGCTGAATATCTTATTTTGACAATCACAAAAGCGCAGTTGCTCATCAGCTTGGTGTTATTCCACTGATACGTCAAACTTGTATTGCCCATGACTTGTATGCCATAAGCAAAAAAACTGCTGTTGGTTGGGTTTGTTGAACCGTTGCGATAAAAATAGAATTCCAACTTGCCAGCCACAGAGTAGTCGTAAAGCCCCGTAGACTCATCCAATAGCGAAGCGACCACATAGCCTGTGCCATCAAAAACAACCCGCTTGCCGCCCCAATAGACGTTGCCAAAAGTGATTGTGTCAGGCGTGCCGCCGTTTTCGGTGTTGGTCACTTCGCACAACGCAAGGCAGTAGTACAGATTTTGATAATCGCTGGTGATGGATACGTCAGTGATTGTGCCGCCTGTGTAAGCCGCGCCATAAATAACTGGAATCTTGTTGTCGCCAGCGGGAGGAATCTGCAAGCGACTGCCGGGGTTTAATTGGTCGCCGCCTGTACTATTATTGTTTGAATCGTTTGAAAATTGTTTGGCAAGAATTGATGATGCCACCATGTTGATGGCAAAAGACAAGGCGGCATAAGCAAAGCCTGTATTTACCCCCAAGATGGCATAAGCAATTATTGAACCGGGCATGATTATTTAATCCACGTTTCTTCCAGCTTTTCAAAACCGAACTTTTCATACGACAAGTCGGGACTGTTGACCATTTTACTAAGACTGAAAAATTGAATGCGGTTTTCTTGCTTCCATTCTTCACACTGTTGAATGTAGGCGTGAAGCAGTCGATGAGCAGACTTACCACCCCGATGTTCCTCATCAACCCAGAATGCAATCTCGCTGACTTGCATCACTTCAGGATTCCAAATGTTTGGATGCTGTGCGGCAATCACCATACCGACAGGGTCTTCATCTTTAATTGCAAGCAGAATGAATCCCGCACCAGCAAGGATGTTGTTAATCAGCTTTTCAATGTGTTCTTGATTGCTGGAATCTCGCAGGAATTGCGCTGGTGCTTTGTCGCGGTATGCCTTAAGCATCCGAACAATAGCTTCCATGTCAAATTTGTTGGCTTGTCTTATCATGTTTTGTCCTATGAATTGGGGCTTGCGTTTTTACCGAACTGATAGTTTATTGTTTGAATAAAGTTAACGCGATTCATGCTGGTGTCTGTCGCATTGAATTGCGTCCATGCGTTATTGTTTGTGTAGCGTCCCGCTGTGCGGTTTTGCAAAATAAGCTGAATGCTGGATGCGCTGACAGTCACTGTGCCAACATAGCCGCGAATCTCCTCCATCCACTGTTCGCTAATGCCAAAGCTGTTTATATAACCATTGAAATATTGGTACAAGCCGCTGTTTGCCGTTGATGTCTGCCACGGCACTTGCACACCCGTGCTGTTTGTCCATCCAAGATAATAATTTGATGAGTTAATCCATGCGGCATTGCTGGTGGTTATCAGGTTGCCAGCCGCATTAAAGAACCCGTGCCACATTTCAATCTGTGAGCCTTTAATACCCGCGCCAAGCACCAGCGAAAGCATGGTGGTGTCTATGCCTATCAAGGTCACTGTCGTTTCGTTGGCGGTGCTTTTGATGTCTCTGGTGGCAGAACCAATGCTGACCAGTTGGCTCAAGCCTGTAAATGGCAAAGCATCTACTGCCGCAACAGTGATTGCGGTCGGTGCAGTTGAAAACCGATACACAGCCGATGCCGTTGTGATTCGCACAAAGTCGGCATAGCGGATGACGTTGGTATCTTCAACTGGTGCAATTATGTTCATTTACAGCACCACTTCGTAAGCATTGAACGCACCATCCCATTGGATAAATGAATCATTAGTCATTGGCACAAGCGTATAGGTTGGGTAGTCGCGCAAGACAACAGGGAAAGTCACGCCTGTATAGGTTGACCCGCCCAAGCTCGTTGTCGTGCCGTACTGACCGATTACGGCAGGGCTTTGAGCCGATACGGTGGTCATGACGGTGCGGTGGACAGGAATGGTCACAGTTGATGCGCCGCCGCGCTGGACATCAGCCGTTGCAATGTAGGCATAGCGGTCAATTTGGATAAAGTCGCCTGTCTTAACAATGTACAAAGTAGATGTGATTGCTGGCAGTGTGCCAAGAATAATGTTCTTACCTGTAGTCCCGACTTCAATCGTTGTCGCGTTGGCTTGAACGCTGGACATATCACCTTGGTACTTGATGTAGTTTAGCCAGCCAGTTGTGCCAAAGTTAATGTATTGCTCAGTAATTCTGTCAGCAGTGCGAAGCGCAGACAACACCGAACGATTGGTGCTGTACTGCAAATAATTCATTGGCTTGATGGTGAACTGAAACGGCTGAACAGTCAGAATCTCCGATGTGCTAATTCGCATATTGCGCGACAACATCTGACCAGCAAATTTGTGGTCTTGTATGCTGACGGCTTCAGCGATTGATAAGATACTTTGTAAGCTCATGGCATGACCTTAATAGGATGGATACCATTTCAAAGTGCCTTGGTTGTAAGTCATTATCAATGCCTTACCCACCACGGCTGTAGAAGCTAGTGCAATATTACCCGCGATTGTTGTAGTAAAAATTCCAGTTGGGATAATTGTTATTTGACCGCCCGTCAACGAAATTGGAGTTGGCGCAGTAATGGTAACGACAGGCGTAACGCCAGACACAAACAAAATTGATGTTGTTGGCGCAATCGTTGTTGCACTTGCAATCGTTGGCGCAGTTTGTTTAGTGGCTTGCAATCCTTGAAAAACCAAGTTTGCACCCGATGCGCTAAGTGCCGCATCGTAATAGGCAAAGTTAGCATCCAAGTCTGCCAATGGAATTGGTGATGTATCTGACGCAAATGTATTTGGGACTGCCATGTTTTACCTCGATACTGGTACTGAACGATTTGCTGATTGGTACGAAGCCCAGATTGTCTGTTTGTTCTTCGCCAAGAATTGAACGCCTGATTGTGTATCAATGGCACTCATGTTTGCGATGTATGGGCCATTGTAGTTAATGGTTTGACCGCCATTATTCATACTTGAGGCAAGATTGTTGTTTGGAATGACCGTGCCTGATGCGCCCGGAATAAACATTTCAGGGCCATTTTCACCAACAAGATATGGTGTGTTGTTAGACACAGTGCCGCCGCTTGCTTTTGCGCTTGTTGAGCCAAACATATCAAATGAACCGGGTAAGCCAGCGGATGAACTGCTGACTGCGCCGCCCGGCATCATGGCTTTAACCGCTTTAAAAATCCCGCCTTGAGCAAAGCTAAATATTTGTGCGGCTTGCGCCTTAAGCTGGATAGCCCATAAATCTCGAATGACAGACCGTGCAAAATCAGAAAAACTTAATTTGCCTGTACGCACAAAATTGTCTATCGCGCTATTCATGTTTCCAATAATAGAACTGAAAGCATCTCCAGCAATTCTTGCGGCATTGGTTGAGTCATACATATATTGCTCGTATGCTTGTTTCCAGCCGTAAGTAAATGACCGCTGTTGCAATTCTGTTTGTTCAGTTATTTGTAATTGTTTATCTAAAACTTTTTGCAATGCTTCAGCCCTAGTGTTTGCCAAACTTTCAGGCACACCCAATTCTTTTTGTTGCCGCTTGAATTCAGTAATCTGCGCTTCTATGTCATATCTTTTTAAGAGATATTTTTGGTCATCCTGTGATTGGTACATAATTTTTTGTTCGTATTCCAATCTGGATTTAACCAGTTCTTCATTTCTTAATTGCGCGTCATATTGCTGTCTAATTTGATATGCAGCTTGTTCAGTCATGGCAACATAATCAGCATATTCTTGATTAGATTGGGCCATATCTAAATATTCGCTTACCGCAGATTGCGATTTCATCCTTATTGCAACTAATTTTTCTTCTCGGGTAACGGCGGCTTTTTGCGCTTCTTCTGATGCTTTTGCCCGCTTAACGTCAATGTCTGCAAGCGCATTGATTTTGTCTTTTAATTCTTTTGTGCCGTCTTTTTGGGCTTCTAACTGGTCTTTGCGTTGAGCATTGATTGCAAGAATTTTTTCTGCGGTTTGAAGTTCAATTAACTTAAATGCTGTTGCGTGTTCACCAAGGTCAGCCGATTGCGCTTCAACTGCATACCTCTTTTTTTCTATGTCAAATTGAGCATTTGCAAGTGCAACAGCAATACGTTTTTGTTCTGCTTCTTTTGATGCGGTTGCCGCTTTTCCCTCTGCATCAGCTTTTCTTTTAGCTTGCAAATCTTTGAACGCTTGTTCTTCGGCTTTATCTTTAGCATCTGATTTTTCCAGCACATCAGCAGTCACGCCCATGTCTTTTGTTTTTGATGCGCCTTGATAAACCAAATAACCAATGCCCAAAGCCGCAACCTTTAAAGCCAATCCGGTCGGGTTAAACCCGCCAGCAGTCACGTTAAAGATTGCCCCTGCCGCCGCCGCCGCCCTCAAAGCTGTAGCCACAGCCACAAATGCTTCAGCCATTTTCAAGACTTGGAAAGTGATTGCGCCAGCGGCAATACCTTTGAGAATTCCTTCAAATTCTTTGATGCTTAAAACACCGCCTTGGCTAAATGGTGCAATTAAATTTGTAAATGCAATCGTTAAATTTTCAATGTTGTGTTTTAAAGTATCAGCAACTTGACCAACCGTGCGAATGTTGTCAGCCGTTCCTTTGAATTGGTCAGCATTTGTTTTTAATGCCTTGCTTAATTCTTCAACAGTTAGGCCAATGCCGCCTTTGCCAAAGAATTCTTTAATGAACTTTGTCTTTTCAAATTGATTGCTTAGATTTCCAAACCCGTCTGCAATTTTTTGAATTGCTTCGCCCGGTTGCATTTGTTTAAGCTCGTCAAGGCTGATGCCAAGTTTTTCAAACATTGCAACGGTTTTGTCTGAACCGCTTTGTGCGTCTTCAATCTTAGAAAACATCGTTTGCAAAATCTTTGCCGCGCCATCAGCTTTACCGCCAGCATCAACTAAGGCAGAACGAAATTGCAAAATTTCTTCTATAGACAAGCCAAAACTCTTTGACAAGTCATCTACTTCATCAGTCAACTGAATAGCATTGCGAGTCAATGCACCCAAAGCAACAATGCCACCAGCCGCCGCAATCTGGTTAAATCTTTCTGATAAATTCTTTACGCCATTGCCCAATGAATTAAATTGATTCTGCAAGGCAATAGCTTGGGCTTTTGCTTTGTCAGTGGCTTTATCCCACTCAAGCGTGACCAGCCCTAGCTTTACTGATAATGAGCCAATCGTTGCCATTTATTTCACCTTAAATTGATAGCCACGCGCAACAGAACGAGCATATTCGTCAATGCTTAACTTCAGCGACATTTCTAAAATGCTTACGGCATTACGGCCTCTTGCTTCCAATGCTCTCCGCAGAAACCCATGCTTGGGTGTGTGAGCATTACCAAATTCTTGTGACAATGCCACAGGTTTTTTGTTGCGCCAGACTGTTTGCAATTTGCCGCGCTTGTTTACGATGTGATGCAGTTGTGATTCAGCGCGAACAGGGTTAACCGATATACGCCCCATATAAACTTCGCCGTCAAAATATTTGCCGTTTTTGTCTCTGCGTTGTGGGCGGTGAACTTTCATGTAAATATGTTCACGCAGTTGACCTGTATCTTCAGGCGCAAATTCTTTTGCGGCATCCAATATTGGTTGCATGGCGGCTTTCATGGCGTTGCGATAAATTTTGTCAGTCTTCCCTTTGCCAATTTCTTCCCTGATGGCATCTAAGGTTGTCAACAATTCTTTAAAGCCTTCAACTTGCCACGTTGCGCTGTATGCCATTTACTTTCTCCATCGTGAAACCCGGTGCTTGCGTCATGAACAACAGCAAAGCATCGTTGGCTTTGTCTTTTTCTGGTGGTTCTAAGTCTGGATTTTTTTCATATTCTACTATCCAAGGAAAAATCTGGTTAGCTTTATATGTAGGTGAATTTGCTGGCCTGATGTAATTAAACAATGCCGTTGTGATTGGGGTTAACGCATCAAACGTACCTTTGTTCCCCAATATTCCATCCGCAAACATCACGCATATTTCGCTAAATGTCTCCTCATCAATTTTGTCAATGGTTTCTGGCAGATGCCCATTAAAAATCATTGCCGCTTTGACTTGTGTTCTAAGCGACCGCCTTAGTTTTTTTTTGTCTCTTTGTAATTTGGCCTGATTGCTTCATCAATCTTGGCGACAATTTCTCGAATAATTACTTCTGGAAATTCTTCTGCAATCTCATCATAGGATTCTGTGATTGGTTCGCCAGTAACGGAATGCAGTAAAGAAAAATATTTTTCAACTTGCATTTGCCATGTTGCAGTCATTTGGGCTATATGCCGAACAGAGTTGCCATCAACAATTAAATCATTATCAGTAATTCTAATTTTTTCTTTGTCTTTGTTTATGGTTTCCAAAAACTCAGGGTCTGCTTCTTCAAGCGTCTTGCGAATTGGCGCAGAAAATTCATCATAGATTTTTTGTACAGTCGCTTCATCGGGCTTGGTTACAGAGGAAGTGATTGCTTCCATTTCCCGCTTGACGGGAATCCTTACTTTTAATTCAAATTTAATGTCGTTTAAATCGACTGTAATTGTTTTAAACTTTGATGCGGCGCGAATATTTTCATATTCAGCACCTAATTTTAATGCGATTGTCATGTCATATTCTCCAAGCACCGGGCTTTATCAATCGGTGAAACAGCAACTCATTTAATTCTTTGGCGTACTCAACCACTTCTTCTGGTGTCATCTTGTCAGCATGACGAGCCGCAATCTCATGCGCGAGACTTACGGCGGTCATTTTTTGCTGCGTGAACCCAAACCAATCTTTGCGTGTATCTGCTTGTTGAACAAGGAAACTTAGCAAGTCCTGTGTATTCTGTATTGTCGTATCTGTCATGTTTATTCCGGTGTGTCTGTTTGCGTTTGCGTTTCAATAACAGGGTTGTATCGTGCGAGTACTGTTAGACAAACAAACTCCACGGTGTCGGGCTTTGCTTTTGCAAGCGCAGTTGCCACTTCACTGGACTTTACTTCCAACCCTTGTGCCACTGCATCTAGGGATTGGTAAGTAGTCGCCAACACTTCAACAGCGTCAGCGACTTTCATCAAGTGTTACTCCAGCCGTACTGATTGCCGCGAGGATGGAGGGTGAACACAGCCTTGGCTTCTGCGCCGGGTTGTGCGTCAATCTGGAATTGACCAGCACGAGCATTAAAAGCATAAGCCACAGTGTTCGTTCCATCGTAAGCCGCAATCACATAAGTCCGGTCAACAAGACCAGAATAAGCGTCAGCACGAACCAACAACAAGCCAGCGTCCGATGGATTCCATGCCGCAGTGATGGTCAAGGAAGTCGGTGCTGATTGCGTTGGGAGTTTGTCGCTTTGTCTTGAGCCAGCAACCATAAAGCTCGCTACTGCGTCATCCTGACCAAAGACAGGGACTGCCTCAATCGTTGCCAAAGCTGTGCCTGATGCGCCCGTGCCGCCAGCGGATGTGCCGACAAGCGTTGCAACTTGTGCTGTCCAAACAGCCAAGTTTGCAGTGGTGAAAGGTGTGGCGGCTGATGTCTGCATCCACATTGATGCGACAAAGCCGGGTAAAACTTTTGATGGTAATGCCATGTTTGATTCTCCTGATTAAGCGGTGTTTGTCCAACCATACTGATTGCCACGGGGATGCAAAGTAAAAACTGCCTTTGCTTCTGCACCCGGTTGCGCATCAATTTGAAACTGTCCTACGCGAGCATTAAAGGCGTAATTGACAGTTCCTGTGCCATCGGTAGCTTGAACCACATAAGTGCGGTCTATGAGGCCGCTATATGCGTCTGCGCGTACCAACAACAGCACTGAATCGCTTGGATTCCAAGCAACAGTAAATGTCATTGACGTTGGTGCGCTTTGTGTCGGCAACTTGTCCGATTGTCGTGAACCAGCAACACCGAATGAAGCGACTGCATCATCCTGCCCAAAAACAGGCACAGCTTCCACTTGCAACAGATTGCCAGTAATAGTAAGCGGTGAAACGCTTGCAATCAACGACAGTTGTGCGGTGGTCAAAGGCGTTGGTGTTGATGCGGGTTGCACATAAAACGAGGCTACAAACCCCGGTAAGACTTTCGTTGGTAAAGGCATTTCGTTTCCTTCCGATTGATTGCTGAACTTGTCTTATGTTGGAATGTCAAGCGTACAGTCTAAAAAGACTTCTGCCAATTTGTTTTCATTGTCGTAACTGTTGGAAAGCCACATTACATCTGCCTTGGCAATCCAAAAGCCATTGGTCGCACCACCAAACAAACCGCTAAACCCATGCAAGGATTGTAGTATCTGGTTGGAAATTGTGAAACCATCTTCTATGACTTGCGTGAAAATACTGATTTGAAAAGTTGGACGGTCAATGCTTTTATTTGATTGAGTTTGTCCAGTAAATACGTCTTGGTGAACATTTCTTAACATCCAAGTTACAAACTTTGGTTCAATGGCAAAGTTTCGGTTAAAGGTTGCGTACACAGGCACAGGCGTGACAATGCTGTTCAGTTGGTACTGAATGGCTTTGGCATATTGAACTGGATTCTGTTGTGTAGCCATTAGACAGCCACCACAGGGTCGTTGCGTACACACATCAGCATGGCGGTCATGCGGTCATCCGCTTCACGCACGTTGTCAATTCGCCAATCAAAGCCACGCCAAGTAATTGAATAAGCATTTTGATTATCAATAATGGTTTTCAAATTGGGCGTGTAATTCAAAGTCATTTGCACAATGTCTGAATACACACGGTACTTGTCGGCAATCTTGACATGGTTTGCCACGGAATGAACTCTTGCGCGAGTACTGAACCAAACCGCTTGCGTTGTGCTTTGTTCGCCAAAGTCACTTGCGCTAAACGACAAAGTGTTAACCGCAATGTTTTCAAATCGTGCGATTGCCATGTCACATCACCAATGGCTTATATGGGCGAAGCAATGTAGCCACGCCAAAAGGAATTGGCTTTGAATTGCCATCGGTTGTATCACTGCGATTGTTGTACAGGTGCGTGAACAACAGCAATCCAGCTTGCTTGATAACTTGATATGCGGCAATCGGGTTAGCGGGTGAAACATATTCGCATGACACAGGGCTGGTCATATTGCTGTTCAGGTCGCTTGGAAGCGTCTGCAAGACTACTTTGTTGCCTGAGTTGTCGTAGTAGTACGTTGCAGGGTCAACGGTCGTTAAAACAGGCGGTGTTGCATCGTTGTAATACTTAACATTTGTGATGGTCACGCCGCTTGCTGGAGTGGAATTGTTCTGCGATACCTCTGGCAAATCTAAAGATAAAGGTGTGCCGTACAAACTTGCCGCGTTGTAATACACCCGATAGCTTGTGGCAAAAATGCTCATGCCTAAATAATCTTCAATGGCTTGGCGAGTTGCCAATTCCAGACTGCTCAGGTATGTGTCTTGACTTGTGTCACCAAACAAGTTTATTTGTTGACGTATCTCAGCCAAAGTCAACCATGCAGTAGCGTTGTCCCGTGCAATCTGTTCAATCTTTTCGTAATTGAAAGGATTGCGGGTCGGCGCACCGATGTTTAAATAGCCAAGTTGGTCAACAGGCATGGTTAGACACCAACCAAGCGAATGCCAGCAAATGGGTCGCGCACGGTACTTGCAAGACGCTTCTCGCCGTATAGGGTTATAAAGCCCGGTGCTGTCTGGTCAAACGCTTGAATGGTCATTTCTTCCACATCAGCAATCGTTACAAAGCGAGGCCAGTTTGCAAGGTACAAACTGAAGTTGCCATTGCCGACAAGTTGCATATATGGGTTTGGAATTACAGGGAATCCAAAGATATAGACAACTGCACCGCCGTCACCATTGCCAACTTCAGGAAATTGCTTAATTGCCGCGCCGCCTAGATTACGCAAATTGTGGATAGTCTGTGGATGCGCCATCCATGCTGTGCCGGGCAATGTCCAATATTGTGCAGGGAACAATCGCGCCATGTCGGTGATGTCACCGTAAGCAATAGCCGCACCCGCTTGACTCACTGTAGCAATGCTGTGTATGCCGTTTGTAATTGCTGTGCCACTTGTGCCAAAAGCCGAAGCCGAAGCAGTTGTGTACATATTCAAACCGCGCAAACCATTTGTTGCGCCTGTTGTGGTTGTGGTTGAGCCAGCTTGGTCGTTATTGATAATCATTGATTCAGCTTCAGCCGCCCCAAATTCAGCCGCCAAATCTTCAACCAAAGTTGCATCTAAATAATTTACATCAGTCAGCACCGCAGAACGAATAGGCAACTGTGCCGTAATTACGCGAGTAGGCAACTGCCAAATGCTTGTGTCTGTGTTGGGTGTTCCGCTGTCAGGCGTAAACGTGTAGCCCCAAGGGTTTGCTTGTGTGGTTGCGTTACCAGTTTTGGCAACAAATTGCACAGCACTTTGCCCAGAGCGAACAACAGTTCTTGCCGCTTGGCGAATAGGGTTTGCAAAACGCAATGCCGCAAATGCGTCATCAAATAATGTACGACCACCAACATTGTTGCCCGAACCTGTAATGGCAGAGGCTTCGCGCAAATCAATCTTGACTTTGTCGCCTGTTTCAAGTGTTTGTTTAATGCCTGTCAGGATTCGTTCAGTGATGCTCATGGTGTTTCCAATTTGGGTTGCAGAAAAAAGGATGGAGGCCGAAGCCCCCATCCAAGGCAACGATTAAGTCGATGTGCCAGTTGAGCGATAACGCACACCCGCATTTGGGTCACGCACAGATGTAGCCAAACGCTTTTCACCATAGAACGTGATAAATCCGGGGGCTGTCTGGTCGTAGCGACGCATAACCATATTCAAACGGTCTACGATGGTGTGGAAGCGACTCCAATCAGCAAAGTACATGGGGTACAAACTATTAGTGCCAGCAGAGCCTGTGGTGGCTTGGAATGGATTGTCCAAGTATTTGTTCATTACAACATCAAAGCCCAACAGTTGACCAATAATGCCATCTGGTTGGAATGATTCTATTGAATTGAAAATTGGACGACCGTTGGTGTCCTGCAAGCCACGAATTGCTTGAGCCAAAATTGGATTGACCATGAACTTGGTGTTCGGTGTCCAATATTGCTGTGGCAGTGCGTAGATGAGGTTGATAACGTCTTTGTATGCAATGTTGTTCAAGCCAACAGTGTTCACGTTGGATGTCAACTGGTCATAGGTTGCCAAGCTGTGCAAGCCTGTGGTTGAACCTGTGCCTGATGTACCCAAAGCCGCAACAGAACTTGTACCGCCTGTGTAGGTAGCATTTGAACCAGCGTATTGGTCAAGACCACGCAAGCCGTTTGTGCCGCCGTAGGGATTTGTTGCAGACTGTGCAGCTTGGTCATTGTTTTGCACCATTGACAGGGCTTCGCTCTGTGAAAATTCCACCAACATATCGTCAACTACGTTTGCTTCCAAACCGTCAATGTCGTCCAGTGCGGCTGTACGAATCGGAAATTGCACGTTCAAATCTTGCAAAACAAGTTGCCAAATTGAAGTGTCTTCAGTTGTGGTTGCGCCGTTGTTTTGGATGGTGTATCCCCAAGCCGCGCCAGCGTTGCCCGTCTTGATGCGGAACTGATATGAAGAACCATCAGTAGCAACTGTGCGGGAAATGCCACGCATAGGGTTAGCCAAACGCAAAGCAACAAATGTCGGGTCATAGCCTGTACGACCACCTTGGTTGTTACCGCCAGCAGTCAATGCAGAGGCTTCGCGCAAGTATGCGTCATACTGGCTTTCATCTTCAAACATCTTCAGTTCTTTTTCAACTGCACGACCATTTTTGTAATAGGCGGCAATTTGTTCTTTCACAGCACGGTTGACATCACTGCGAACAGTTTTAGCTGGTGCGCGGATGATTGCTGGTGCTTGAACGGTTGCCAGTTTTGCTTCAAAGGCAGAAAATTTCTCAGCCATTTCAGCTTGCACAGCGGCAATAGCTTCAGGGATTTTTGCTTCAACTGCTGATACCGCTTCGATTTGTTTAGCTTCGATAGCGTCCAGCTTCTCAATGATTGCTTGGGACATGATTAACCTTTCAGTCGTTTATCTAGGGATTTAGACAATTCGCGCATTTCAAGTGCGGCAAGAATGTCAGCTTCGGTCACATCCACATCGGACTCACTCTGTTGTGGCGCAGTTTCAATCGGGGTTTGGATTACTTCACGCAATTCCAAAACTTTCTTGAATACAGATGCGGAAGTGACCGCATCTTTTTTGGAAATCCCTGCTTCTCGCAGAGCCTTTTCCAAATTCTTTAAATTTGCAGAACCATCTTCGCGGAAATATTCCAGCTTTTGAACTTCTGCATTTGGGTTGTTTGGATACATCACCACGCTGACTTCACGCAAGCCGCCTTTGGTGATTTGGAAATAACCATCTTCATAAGGGTCATCACTGCCAACAGTCATGGGTGTGCCATCTTCTTTGACCCATTGATATTCATCAGCATAAGCGGCAACCGAAACACCGCCAAACATTGTTGGGCTTTCAGTCATGATTTGATACAGGTCGCACCCGGTAGTAGTGTTCATGTACAGGCGACCAGATGCGGTCATGCCATCATCGTCAAACTCAAATGAATGCCATTCGCCAACAGGCATTGAATCAGCGGCGTGATTCAAAAACATTGGCAATGGCTTGCCCTCTGTGCTGAATGACTTTGCCCAATCCATAAAGCCTTCGGGCTGATAGTTAAACTTGCGACCATCTGCGCCTTCACGCGCACCCCAAGTAGTTACACGCGCTTCAATCTTGCCAGTTGGTTCTTTGTTTGCGTCCGGTGCTTCTGTTACCAGTTTCGCTTCGCAAACCATCATCAAGTTTTTTGTCATGAATTACCTCATCGACTTTTGTTCGGTCAATGTCTTGTATTGTTTTGGGCGGTCTGCCGCGAAGCGGCTTCCCTCTAGGTTTGTAATCTTCCAATAATCGTACCACTTTTTTAAAAATGGTAGTCATTTTATTTGCCAATGTTCATCTTCTTGGTTTGATTGCCGCCACCGCCTCCGGTGTCCTGTGGGCTTGAACCGGGCATTTGGTCTGCTTTACCACCGGATTTTTGCAACTCATCGCCGCCATCTATGTTTGCCTTGCCCAAGTATTCTCGACCCTCATTTGGTGTCATGATGCCAGCGTTAACACCAGCAACCACATAATTCATCTGGTCAAGTGGCGCGCCCTTGAGAAAATCTTGCGTATCAAATTGCACACACAGATTCGGGTAACCCTTGAACAGCGATGCCTTGAGTTTCTGCTGTACGTTAACAATGATTGGGTACATGGTGGATTTGTAAAATTCATCCAGCATGGTCTGCGTGTTGTTGTATTTCTGGTCGCCAATGTGAAGCATCGCGGGTGGTACGCCGTACAAACCGCAAATGCGCTTCATAGTTTGCATTTTTAAATTGGCAAGGTCAGTGTCTTGCAAACTTAACATCTTCAGCGGCTCGTACTTCATTCCTTGGTCAAGCAACATACCTTGACCGGGCTTGCTCTTGTCGGTCTGTTGACTGCCAACCATGCTTGACCACGCTTCTTTCAAACGTGCGGCAATTTCTTTGTACTTGGCATCTGGAATCACGTTATCAGTGATGAACATTCCGCTTGGCTTTGCGCCGTTCAGCATGACGTAATTGGCATACAAATCAATATCTTGGTCTAAGCCAACCAGTTCAGCCGCCAATATGCCTTTGTTAAAACCCGCTGAACCTTGCCATGCCATATCTTTGCAGTGCATAACCTGATGCGCCGCCAGTGGTTCTTCTTTGTTGAAGCCGTAGCTTGGCGTTGACAGACGATAACTTGGGTAACGTGTGGGCGTGATGGTGACGGCAATTAACGTGCTGTCCAGTTCGTACATTTCCAGCGGCGTTTGTGTTGGGTCGTTTTGGTCTTTTCTCCACCACAGCGTAAACGCCTCGCCAAGCAGTTCGTGCCACATCATCCACTGATACCAGTATTCGTAAGCACTCTGAAAATTGTTTGGCGTTGCCAACAATGAATAAACTTGTTTGGCTTTAATTTTGTCGCGTACACCAACTGACGGGTCAGTCAATGCGTTGACGTATGTACCATCTTCAGCCAATGCCATGATGTTAATTGGCAGTTGAGACATTGCTCTTGCCTTTGCGCCCACGCAAGACATCACTGTGCTATTGCGCGTAAGCATTGCCGTATCAACAGGCCGACCAGCGTTGGTGCTACTCGCTGTTGTGACGTACAGAATCTGCGTGTTTACTGTCGATTGCTTATTGTTTCCTTGGTAAACAATATTGTTACCAAGTGCAGTTTGACCGAAAAGCGTATTAGATTCTTTGGAATCTTTACCTTTGCCAATGAATCTATCAAAAATTCCCATGTTTCACCTTTAAAAAGTGCGGAATCCAAAACCACTCATTGTTGGATTGTCCAAAGAACAGTGCATTGCAATGATGAGCGAGATTATGCCATCAACCTTTGCACTTTTGTCATTTTCATTTTTTCGCACCTTAACATTACCATTTACGTCCACATAGACTTCGCAATTCCCAAGTTGCCATCCAACAAATGGATTGCCGTCATGCTTAACACCGTAATTCATAATCAGTTTTTCAAGGTGCTTGCTTGGGTTACTTAACACTGCCATGCCTTGACCAACTTTCTTAACAGGTAAGCCAGCTTCATGTAGTCGCGCAACCAGACTTGCGGCGTTGTATGCATCAAATCCAATTTCCTTAACATCGTACTTGGCGGCTTGCCCGATGATGTAATCGCTGATTTCGCGGTCATCCATCACATTGCCCTGCGTGATGTGCAAAATGCCGCTGTTAACCGCAACCCTAAAAATATCAGAATAATGTTTTGGCACAAGTTCTAAACCATCTTCAGGCAAAAAGAATTTAAATTCAGCTTCATAGTCATCATCAGCAAATCGTTTCAGCGTACACACAGCATTC